TAAGCATATTCAGAACATGAGGCGGTAGCTGGGATACTCCAACCATTACTGTGGGGTCCATTTTGCCGCTACGGACCATATCAATTTGGGAAAGAACCGCTGAAAGACCGATAGCAGTAGTTAAGTCGTTGCCGGCATACGCGGGTATTACATTTTTTAAAGCATCTGACAAAACTTTCTGGTTGGCATTGGCCAAAAGATTCGGATTGACGCCTCCGTTTTTAACAGCCTGCTGGTACATTGCCGCTAATCCGGCCTGCTCCATAGCCAATTCGTCAGATGTCATATCCAAGTAAGGATTAGAAAGAATAGAAACCTGCTGGGCTTGCCTCGCCTTTATAGCAGCCTGCCTGCGCTTTTCTATTTTAAGATCAACAACTTCGCGCAACCGGAACTTGATTGGGATTTCCATTTGCTTAAAGCTGCTGTCAAAATCCTGCAACGCGTATTTGTTTTTACCAACGGTTGCGCGCAGCTCATCGTAAACACCTTTAACGCCGCGCTCATACTTCATCTCGCCGTCAAAGACATTTCCAATGTCTGTGCTTTTTTCAAGTTCACTGGATAAACCCATCAAAGCTTCTTTAGCAGAAAAAATTGCTTCATTCTTTTGCGCTTCAACAAGCATTTTGTAACGTGTGTTTGCATACTCTCCGACTGCTTGCGAGGCCGCTGTAAGCACACCGCCCTTTGCCAGCTCGGCCTGAACAAATGGTTGTGCGCTCATACGAGCAGTAATGCGCGCGCCAGGGGCTTCAGATGTTCTCTGGGCTTGCGACTTGTAAATTGGTATTCTCATTGCCATTGTTTTACCTTACGAAAACATCCCAGAAGTATCGGCAAACGTAGCCGCCTTCCCAACACTACTAATCAAACTTGATGTGCCTTGAGCGCGCAGTCCAGCGGCGGTGGCCCCACCTTCCATGCGCGAAAGCTCTGCACTCAGCCTAGCATTTTCTTGAGAATCGTTGATTTGCTGGTTGGCGACTTCATTATTAAAATCTATGACAGCTTGGTCATACTCAAACTCACGGGCATTCTGTCTTAAAACAGCAAGTGGCGTCCCTACAGAAACTTCTATTCCGGCTCCACTGTATTGAGTAACAACAGATCCTTGACTTTCAGCAAACCGAAACCGATCAACCCGCTCTTGCATTACAGCGTTCTGGTTAATAATTTCACGCTGTCTTTCAAGCAGGTCAATGTCTCGCTCAATCAAACCTGCGTTAAATTCTCCAACAAGTTGTGCAGCAGACGCGGCATTGTCCGCAGCGCGCTTTTCGCTTAGGCCACTAATTATAGTTGCGCCTAGTGTAAGAAAATCAAACATACTCAATCACCTCACAAATCAAATGTGTTCATGCGCGGATATAGCGCCAGAACAGTCATTGGTAGGGGCTGTGATTGCCGCACATATATGCGATCACCTTCGACAAAGCCGCCTGCAAACTCGATTTCTTTGTCTCCTGTGAATAATGGCACAGCTTCGTCCATATTCATAGAGCTGTCGCGGAAAAATATTCTGTCCGCATCTGCCGAGTCGCTGCCAACTTCGGCGCCTACTGTTTCATGGAAGCGCAAAGTTATGTCATGGATGCGCTTTGGCTTGCCTTGGGAAGTGCCGTCAGCAGATCCAGATTCTATTCTCAGCGTCTGCATGGCACTTGTGTAACCAAACCCCACAGCCCCTGTAGTTGCAGAAAAGTCCAACGAAACAGCGCCACCAGAAACTGATTTTTCAGCATGGGTCGCGCCATTAGCTAAAATTGATAAAGTCTCACCTTCTAAGTGATATAGACCAGAAAGAGTTGTTGTTGCCGAACCAGAGTAAACCAACCCACTGTCAACAAAAAATGCGGCAGTCGTATCTCCGCCAAAGTCAAATGTCTTCATTACCTCGACGTATCTTTTGGTCACACTGTTAATTGTTCTCTTTACAATCATATAAAGCTCATCTTCTCCGCTGTCAGTTGGCAGCGTAATAATGCTTTCTACAACAGCCTGACCGCTACCAAACGCACCTCCGATCACATGCTTGTGCCAAGCAACAATCTCTTCTTCGCGCCTGTATGTAAGGCCAAGCAATGTGCCGTCATCTCTGCGCGCCCATACAATGCTCTCAGGCTCTTGCTGATATGCAAACTCTTTAATTCCGCCCTCAGTCAAATGCTCGGACAGGATTGTAATGTCGGGCGCTGCATAGCCAGCAACATCCACCTCGCCAATATACCTAAACTCTCTAACTTTTCTCGCACCGCGCTGGGCAAACAAGGTAACGTCAGCAACCTGAACAACCTCACTGTCAATGCAGCCATAGTTAGAATATTTGCGAATCACTGTCTGCGTAGGCGTCACAGGCCCACCATTAGTTGTTGTCAGCACATACTCGCCGCCAGATGTTCCGATATTCAAAATGCGCGTGGCGGACAGGTAACGGATTGCGTTTACTTTGTTGGACGCAATAGTGTAGATCAGAGCGTCATTGTCATTAGTGCCAGTGTGAAAATTCAAATAGTCAGCACTTTTCGAAAACCACAAGGTCTGAGGATTGTTGTTAGTTGCCGCGAACACAAGGCGCTGCTCAAAGAACGTGACAACACTAGGGTAATTGTCAGAGCTTGTCAGTGTAGGCGTGTCGTTCTCATTGATTGACGGCGTGGCAAATGCCCAAGCATTGTGATCTGTACGAGACAACGTGCGAACAGCGTGGCTTGGATGAACCAAGTACATAACATCCGCAGACTGTGCGAAGCGAACATCATTAACCTCGGCCTCTAGGTATGGTGAAGCTATTTGATAAATTTTATCAACAGCAACCCCCGAGCCGGTGTATGTTGTAAAGCCTGTGGTGTTAATTGCAACGCCAAACAAATCTGTCAGAGTAAACGTGTTGGCGGTAGAATTTGCGACCAAATAGTTTCTAACGACCAGCTCGGTCATGCCGCCACCAGTGTTTGTCAAATACACTTCATCGCCATTTGTTAAGCCATGACTTGTGCTGGTAAATACTCCAGGGTTGGCCTTTGTAATTGCAGAAACAGCTTTCTCGCTATCTTCCAAAACCTGCAAACCATTTCGGAAAACACGCATGTACTGATTGCCAAACTCAAGGGCGTATGTGTCAGACGTTTTAAATTCAAAAGGAATAAGTCGAGTTACCTTTGAGCTGTCTTTAACCTCTCCAAGAAACTCAGTCCCTGGGCGCCGAGACACGCCGCCGTGAGGCTGCACAATCATATTGGTTAGCTCTGATAAGCCTTCACGATACTTCTCAATAGTAACGCGCCCCTCAAGGCGCGGACTTATTTCTCCTGCTGTGAACGTGCTAATCGCTGGGGCTGATCGCGCCATTAGAACCTCGACTCAATAAATTCGCTTGCTTCTAAACGCTGTGGCGCGCCTTCAGTGCCGTCAACAAATCGGGCCTGTTTTAACTTGTCTGCATACTCAGCCGCAAGCATTTGCTTTACGCCATTAGACCCAGTGATTGCATAACTGATTTCAAAAGCCAGAGCAGAAGATAACACATCAATAAGATTGGCGTCGTACTCTTGCGGGTCAGTAACCCTAGAAACATATTTTATCTTTACCGTACCTTCGTCCGAAAGAAGCTTACGGCCTTCTATAACAAACACAGGGCCACCAGTGTTGTTGAACATGTTGTCCTGCGGATAAGAAAGAGTGCCGTTTGTAAACTCTAAAACGCGCAAACAATATGGGTTAGTTGGAAGCGCAAATTGATTTGCGTATCCAAATGCAGGGGCTTCAGTTTCTTTTGCCAGCTCTGCCCTACGGATTAAACAGTTCCAAGGATGTGCGCGGAACACGCTATCCCGAACACTGTCAAACCTTTGGTTGATTAAGCGCGCTGGCTTACTGTTCTCATCAAAGCTTGAAATGTTGTTCGCACCCAAGCTGTTCAGCGCGTAGTTTGCAATATCAACCGTACTGGTCATCAGCTCTCTCCATGTGAAAAGAGGGGGCGGCTAACCGCCCCACTCTCATTAGTCTACCACATACTTGATAGTCACCTCAATGGTTCCAGTGCCAGCAGCACCGCCCATTGTTGCAGTAACAGTCACACCATCTTCGTTGGTGTCTGTAACTGTGCCGGAGCCTAAAGCAAGTGTCGCCAATATATCCACCTTCTGTGCGCCGGTAGATGCAGCAGCAGCTTTATAGGCAGCAGCAGCGGCAGAAACAGCAGTGCCAGCAGAATTTGTATGCGCAGCATACCCCACTGACAATGTAGTTGAGCTACCAAGAGCATCGTGTGCAAGCGAGCCTTCAAGTAAGCGCGCTCCGTCTGGTAGGACAAACATCTCAATAACGTCACCAGACGCCAAAGAAGATGCTTCGTATGTGCCATGAGCTACGCGGATACGACCGCCAAGCTCATTTGCTTTGTTCATCACGGCTGGTGTTGCGCGTGAGTTAGTACGTTGTGCTGAATATACAGTAGCCATTGTTCAGTCTCCTTATTCGCTACACGCGATTTCGACAACTTTGGATTCTTCCATCCGTGTCGCACCGACAGACTGACAATAATAGACCTGAGTTGCGTAGGATTTATCTGCGCGCTCATCAATACGCGCTGCTGGCTCTTTGCCAATAGCGCACTTGATGCCGTCAGATGCAAACGCAATCACTTGGCGGTCAGAGTTACTATCTGTACCCAAGCGGTTTGAAACGATAAAGTTAAAACCAACAAACGTGTTGATCTCACCCATCGCCAAGGCTTTGACAGTGTTGTAATCGCTGGAAGTTACAGTTGTGTTGTTCAACAGATCAGAAACCTGCTTTGGAGACACAAGAATGTTACGCGCAATAGAAGGATCTACGTTGCCACTGTCAAGGATCTCTTTAGCTTGAACCAACTTAGCAATAGTCAAACCAGCAGATCCATGTACAATCTTTTGGGCTGACGGCAGTGCTGTAGTAGTTGAACCGTCTTTGCCTGTTGAGGCGTTGCCGAGAGCAGCAGCAATGATGACATCATCCATTGCGCGACCCATAGCTGCGGCAGCAGCACGGCTATAAGTGGAAGTCGGATCAACGAGCAAACGCACTTTGTCCTGATCGTCGATCAGATCGGCATACTCATAGTCAGACATAGTAACCATACGGCGCGAGTGTGGTGTATCCACAATCGGTGTATCCGCATGGCGCGAGGTGCGCAGGACAGCAGCCGCTGATCCCACTTGGTCAAAGAAAGCTTTTTCGCCATTCACGCTTTCCACATCTACCGCATTACGCAGCAGAGAACCCATTTGCTGTGACAGCATCTGGATGTTTGCAGAAAACTGATTGACAAAAGCTGTAGTGATTTGAGTAGACATTTCGTCATCTCCTAGCTTCGTTTCAGTTACAATTGCTGCGCGTGGTTATCCCTGAAGGGGCCGTGCTACTGCTTAGGGCAGCTAATCCGCTTGACGCACAAGCTTGATGTCGTGGGCCTATCGGTTATCCACTATGACATGAGCGAAAATAGTCGCTGCGCTTCCGCAACATACGCATCATGCTCTGGATGCTGCGCATCCAAATACGGCCCGTCTTGCCGCATAACCTCTTTCAGTTGACGCTGCGCCTCTTCTGGCGTCATTATCAACTCAGTCGGTTCACCGACTAGGTTATCCTCTCCAATCTGATCTGCCAAGCGTGAAAACATTTTTACCACTTCTGGGTGATCCCCAAGCTTGCGACCATCCGAAAGCTGCACATTCTCAAACATGTCCATGCCCTTTTCGCCCAGAAGCGTCTTAGCAGCGTTCTGCGCCATTCCTAAGCGCTGTTCATAGGCTTGTCCAAACTCTTGCCGCAAAGATTGTTCCGCCTCATAGGTGGCGGCCTCTGCAAGGCTCTGAGAGTCGGCCTGAGTGCTTGTTTGGGCTTCAGAAATAAACTGCGCAAGCCTCTCTGCTTGACGCGGCTGTAAGCCAGCTTCCCACATGGCTTGGCGAAACGCATTTACACTGTCTTCGTTTGCGCCTTCCCCCATGTTAATTTCATAAGCATCTGCGCTATCTGGACGCCCAATAGAATTATAAAACTCATTGTACTGGTCATCCGTCCAGCTCTTACCAGGCTTGGCAACCTTGTCGGCGCCGATCAAGCGTTGGGCGTTGACATAGCTTTTTGCCAAACTGGTTGGATCTGTGAACGTGCGCAATGACGGCTCGCCCCTCAATTCTTCTGGTAAGCTGTCTAAAAATCCTACTGGAGCGGCTTCTGCTCCTGCTGCGACTTCTTGAGATCCAGTATCTTGGATTGCCTCTTCGCTCATTGCTTTTCCTTCTCTTCGGTCAGCATACGGACAATCAGCAGCACCGCTGCGCGCTGACCTTCATTAAATGCAGTTTCATAAGGATTGTCCGAAAACGTAGTTGTCTCATAACCAAAACGACTTTTAAGATCGCCCAATACCCGCACACCGTCTTCAGTGTTAAAGGTGCGCCGGTATGCCAGTTTTAAATCTTCAATCTGCTTCATTGCTCAAGCGACCCCGCCGCCTTAACCAGTGGAGCAACATTGCCAGCAGCCTCTGCGGCCATCATCTCACGCTGCATACCTTCCTGCACACGCGCCTGCTCTGCCTGTTCGCGCCGAACCTGCTCAACTTCATCAGCGCCCCTGATAACCCGAGCCGGCAAGCCAGCAGTCTCAACCAAATACTGAACCATCTTATCGCCGTCCAAGTAATCAGTAACAGGCGCAACCTCGCTAACTTGCAACAAAATCTCAAACCCGCGCAGCATAGCCTGCAAGTCTGTAAGCTTCTGAGCTTTAGCAAGTGGAGAAACGTATTCAATATCAATCTCTTGGCCTTGCAACTCCTCTGGAGGCTCTGGCAACAAACCAGAGCGGAGCAGTAACGCAAAGGAGCGGGAGATCAGTGGCTGCAAAAGCTCCGCCTGCAATCGACCCAATACCGGCCCAAGCAAGCGCATCTTTTCTTCGTTGCGCTGCAAAACCTCTGTCGCAGTCATTGTCGGGCCTTGCCCCAAAAGCAACTGGTCAACATAAAAAGCTTGGCGGATAGCGTTCCTGCGCTGCTCTTCCATGTTTAAGCCTAAAGGATTGTTTGCGCCAATTTGCAATGGCTCTAACCTGTCGCGCGTCCCAGATCGGTAAAAGTTTAGCGCCCCCGGCGTAGTCCGAACAGGCATCATAAAGCCGTCATCAGGAACCATCAAAGGCGGATCAATCTGCTTCTGAGCTGCTTTAATTGTCGTTTCAGACATTTTGTTCAACATTTTAACGTCAGGCAAAGCAGTCATCGCCGGTGATCGGCCATAGTTAGACACGCTGTCTTTTACAAAGCGCGGACACATAAACGGAAACTCGTCAAATCCACCCTCTGAAAGCAATTCCCTCTTGTCAGCCAAGTAATAAACAGACGCAACAGGCTTATTCTTTGCAAGCTTACCCTTAGCCTCGGCCCTTGGAAATACAGCATGAACAACCTCATGCTCCTTGTAAGGATCTTCCTCTAAGTCTTTTGCAACAGTTCGGGGCAACGTAGCATCAGGAAACTGCATCGCAATCGCCCGAGCAGACAATTTAAATTTCCGATAAACAGTGTCAACGCGGCCATCAGGGCTTTCGCTAATACAAACCTCGGCAATATGGCGACACGCGAAACGCAAACCATCCTTTTCAGCCTCAACGTAAAAAGATCCCGTGCCAAAAACAACTAAGTCATAATAAAGCTCATGGATCTCTTGCTGAAAGTTAGAGCGGTTAAAGTGCTGGTACATCTGATCCATGCACATTTCTAGCCATTCATTAGCCGCATCATCGCGCTGCAAGCCAGAATTGCGATAACGCATCGCAAACCAAGGCGTACTAGGTGAAGTCAACATCCCATGCAAACTAGACGCCAGCAATTCAACAGCATGAATAGCCGTGCCGTCAAAAATCAACTCAGTGCGCTTGTCGCCCTGTGTTCGCTTCTTGGTAATATCTGCCTTGCGCGGCAACATGAAATCAGCCAGCTCTTGCCAGTGACTTTCCCAATTGGAACGCTGGCTTTGTAACGTCTTGTATCTCTTATCTAAACGCGCAACTGTCGGATTTACCTGTACCATTATGTCATCCCATAACTTGTCATCAATGTGCGCTTAGGGCGCATTTTCGGATCTTTAACACCCTGGACCGCGCCGCCCTGCGTCCGACCAGCCATCTTTTGCTGCGCGCGCTCTAAAGGATCAACAGTCATCTGACCAAGCATTTGAGCAGGCTGGGAAGCGTTGCCGCCCATCAAACCTGCAATGTTAGTTAGCTTTTTCTTTTTTATAAGCATACTACGATCCAATCAATGAACGGCGCCGGCGGGTTGTTTCATCCTCACCAGAACCAAGCAAACCACCAGGCTTTGTAAGAATAGTAGATCTGCGGCCACCCTCGCCAGCCGTAACGTCAACGCCGTCACCATCGCCAAAAGCAGCGTCAGCCGCAGCGCCCAAAGCAGAAGAAGACGGCGCAGAAACTGAAGCCCGTGGAACACCAGAAGCGCCAGAGCCGCCACCGCCACGCGAAGCAGCCATGCGCTCAGACTTACCTTGATCCTTGATGGCAGCAGCCATTAAGTCTTTATTAGCCGCCGCAGCCCTCTCACGCCGCTCCGCAGAACGGGAATAATACTCAGTGTCCCTAGGGCGGCCACCAAAGTCCATCATAACGTCATTAACCATCGCGTCAAAGCCAGTGCGAGGCGTGTAGGTATTTGAGCGTGGGCCTTGAGCTTCACCCTCTAAACGATCACGTTCAGGGCCAGCAGGACCACCAACACCGCCGCCACTGAAAAAAGACGAAATAGCCGAAAAAATACTCATAACTTACCCCCTACGCTGCAAATGGATTGTAATCATTAACAGCCTGCTTTTGAGAAACCGCCATGCGGTCACGGCTCTCCCTAAGACCAACAGCCAAATACCGAAAAGCATCCGCTGCATGGCTAGACCAATCATGGACAGGCGAAGACCGAAAGCTCCGAGTGCGCTCATTATACGCCCGGTGATACTGCCGCAAACACTCCAAGCCATGTCCGCACTTCTCCCTGTCAAACCATAAACGCGGGATCAACATCTGAGCCGCATGTATGCCATCTTCAATCGGCAACTTAGGAACAACTCGAAAATTTAACCCCAAGTCCCAAGCAACCTCCCGCCGGCTCTTTCCAGACCCCAACTCCCGAACCTCAATGTCATGCGGCGCATTGTGATCGCCATACAAATAGTTCTTCGACGTTAAAATCTTGCAGTAATGAGGCAACCCCTCACCACGAGCCTCGTAAAAGTCTATCACATGTATAGCACGACCAACCGTTTGCGTAAACCATATTGCCGTGCTGTCGCCAACTCCCAAATCCCACCAAGTGTCAACACGCGCAGAAGGGTCATAAGGAACATTGGAAATCCGCCCATCCAACTGAGCAACCTCCATCTCCTTGCCATAAACCGCACCAGGCACATTCGCATTCCAAGAACACTCAAATTCCTGCTGATACTGGTCATGCGTCATCATAGACTTAGCAGCGTCCAATTCCTCATCGTCCAGCAAACCAGTCTCACTAGCCTTGTAAACCGCAGCCAGCCAATCAGGATTAGAAGCAGCCTCTTCATACTTATCAAAGAAAGCATTGTGACCCTTCGGCGTCCCAACAAACACACACCAACCCTTGCGATCAGATAACGCCGGCCTCAACACCTCGGGAAAAACATTCTCAGGCATGTCAGCAACCTCATCCATAACACAACCATCAAGGTAAATACCCCGCAAGCTGTCTGGATTCTCAGCGCCCAACAAGCTAATCCTAGCACCGTTAGGCAAATCACAACGCAATTCAGTCTCGTGAAACCGAACATTCGGTATCTTGCCAGCAAACTGTTTTATATAATCCCAAGCAACATTCTTCGCCTGACGATAGGTGGGCGCCATGTAGGCATACCGGGGGCTCTCTTTCCCAGACATCAAGGCATCGCGTAAAACATGGTTGATCGCCCAGACCGTTTTGCCAAAGCGGCGGTGGCAAACAACAACGCCCCAACGCTTTCGAGACATCTCATTGTGCAGCTTTAACTGCAACTCCCTCGGCTCATAAGGAATCTCAATGTGCGTCAATGCTCAGTCACCCTTCTTTGATCCTTGAATATCAATATGCCGTTACTCTCAAGGATAGCCTCATACAAATCAATAAGCAATATTGCCGACTCAATCTGCTCTGAAGCGCTGCGGCCAGTGACAACAGTGTCCCTCAAGGCCTCTAGGTGGCCCAGCATGGCATGCTGCGAAGGCGACAGAGTGTAAGTCAAAGCGTTTCTAGCTCCGGTGTAATATAGAGGTATAAGGGCGCGCTTTTTAGCGGGGGGTGGGGGGGCCGGTTTGCGCAAAACGCATGACTAAACCGTAGTGTCATAATTACTATTATGTTAAATAGATCGCAAGCCATTGTTGTTGCTGTAGAATTTCTGAGAGACTGCCATGCAATAAACGCAAACCACAACATGTTGTGCCTGCCCTGCCTCGCCGCCCCAGCGCTGAGGTATCTGTGTACCCCAGCCTCACGCGCGTAGCTGTCAACGACAGGATGTGTTGTATACACAAGATCCGGCATCAATGCTTCGTTACCCTTTCTTCCTTTTGGTCAGGCACAACCTCAGTTGTATTGACCTCGACATCACCACCAGCCCAACTGATTGTGAACGTCTGGGCTTGTGGCTGATCTTCTTTCTTGTCCCTTACACCCCAAGGCATGTTCCGTGCTAGCGTCCACTTCAACGTGTCGATCTCCAACCTACGCCGCTGCACTTCTGCGTTAGCCAGCCTGTTGTCCTCAAACGTAGGCAGAGGCGAGACTGCCAAGTTGTTGATGTGGTCAGTGAAGTATTCTGACTGCATCACTCTGCCTCTGCGGTAGACCTCATACAGATCATCGTCACGCAGCACGGCTTGCATGACGCCTTGATAGGTTGGCATGCCTGCTGTCTTGAGTATGTCTTTGAGTGTTTCGCCTACTGCCAAGCGGTCAGCGATCTTGTGCATCAAGTCTGCGTTGATCTTCACTGGCTTTTTTGCCATGTCATCACCTCATCTGTTTTTTGGATCATAGCACAAAAAAGGCCCAGCGCAATTGCTGGGCCAGTTGTTGAGTGTTGAGCTGTGGAAACAGGTGGAAGCAGCTCAACGGGCAATTACTTTCTATCAGAATGGAATGTCATCATCAAACACTTTCGGCCTTGCTCGAATGTCGATCAACTCTGCGGCTGGGAATGATTCTTTGACTGCCTTCTCGAACTCTCCTGCTTTGTGGTCTCGGAAGTTTCGGTATGCGAGTGCCACCTCTCTGAGCGTCAGCAGCTCTAGGTCTGGCCGTTGCTCTTTGATCTTCTGCCACGACCTTCCGTCTTTCATAATGCCAAAGGTCTCACCATCCAGTTCCATCTCCCAGATGTCTGTTGATGCTCTCTGCGCTCCAAGGCGCTCTGCTTCTGCATCCATTGCTTTGAGGCCTCTTACGACCACCTCTGCTCTAACCTTACATTCTTCTGGATTGTTTTCTTCGATAGCCTTGTTCATCTTTGCCATTGCTGATCCATACTTCTGGGCTGTTTCGACGCTTACCAATTCTGGCAGCA